ATCGGGCCGCGCTTCCATCTCGAAAATCCAGCAACCTGCCTTGCTCGATTTGCTCGCGTCGTGGCTGAAATGGTCGAAGTCCACCAGCATGCCTGGGAACTCCTTACCTTCGGCCGCGTAAGCGTCGCGCTCGGCATTGAACGTCGCGACAATCGAAGCAATCGCCGCGTCGTCGATTACCTGAACGATTCGTTCACCCGTCATCGGGCCATCGCTGAACCGCCCGGGATGCTCGCCCTTGCTGCTAATCTGCCACCATCCGTCATTGGCGATTCGAAACGGAGCCTTACCTTCGCCGTCCTCCTGGCTTCGGTTTGCAACAAGGCACGGAAGGCCCATTGCCCTTACTGACTTTTCGATGATTGGCGTGGACTTCACTTCTTCGATTCGACTTGTAGACCTTCCGTGAAACCGTCAACAAGTAATTTTTCGATTATCTCGGCTGACTTAGGCTCAACATTCGCGCTTTGTAGCATGTCGGGAAGCTTTTCGATGAAGCTTTGAAGCGAAACCCTACGTTCGTCCTCGTTTTCGATTGCCAGAACATCCGTGAGGTAACGCATCGCTTCGCCGCAATCGCCCAAGGCTAAGCGTGCCACTTCCTCAAGGTCTCGCTCCAATGGATCGTTGGCATCCCGCTTGCGATTCCTCGCCGTTCCTTCTGACGGTTCCTCGCCTTCATCCGGTTCGTCCGCGTTGGATTGTTGGCTTGGTCCTTTGTCGTGCTCCAAGTCCATGCCCACCAGCTTCTCGGCTTCCTCCTCGTTCACGCGCCATCCGGCGGACTTCAACGCTCCAAGAATGTCCGCCCCTTCCTTCTGGTCCTGCTTCTCGTTGCGCTTGATCGCAAACCGCACGTAATGCGGCATGCCTGGAAAGGCTTCGTCCAGCCGTGGCTTGGCAATGGCATCGTGAAGGATGTCGGCAATCTGTCCGCCTTCATCCGCCGCGATGTCTTCAAAGGCATCCTCGTGCGCTCCCGTCGCACCGCTCCCGATACCCGTTGCCTCCGACAGCATGGTCAGCTTTCCGCCCGTGCCGGCCAGCACCAGCATCTTGTCAATGTAATCGGTGAAACCCGGGAAAGGCGTGCTGTCGCTCGATCCTCCCCCAAACAACTGGGCCTCCACGCCGACCGGCAACACCCCTCGCCCATTCGATACGTACCGCTCAAGCGTTGCTCGCCATGCCGCCATCTCGTTTGGCGATGGCATGTTGTTTCGGTCCGTCGCCTTCAGGAAGATGTTCGGGATGCCGAATGTTCCGACGTACGTGGACCAATCCCGCATGGCCAACGATTTCCTGATCCAATCGAACACGGCAAGTTCCCCGAGGGCTGCCGGGATCTCGCGCCAAATGAAGTGCTCAAGCTCCACGTCCTCCCCGCGATTCGTGTTCATCGCGTCCGAATTGAACTGCCACCGTAGCGATGGGAAGTTCCGGCACCAAAACCATTGTGGCACTGGCTCCAAGTGCTTTACGTCCCCTTTCGCGTCGTAATGCCGTTCGACGTGCGCGAACCCACGGAACGTCGCCATGCCCATCCATTTCCATGCCTCACGCAAGTTGTCGATCTTGCTGAATATGCCGTGCACGTATTCCTGTTGCTCGACGGCTACTTCCTGCAAGCTTTCGTCTTTAGTCGCTTCCTCTGTTAGTTCGACTCTCCACACACACTGGCCAAGCGCCGATTGCCTTCGCTCAACCAACGCTTTCATGACGTGTTCCCGTTTCTCGACGTGCGAGTAAAGCCACGTTAGGTCAGCATAGTATCCGCGTTGCGCCATCTCCAACAAGTTGACGACTCGCGACATCGTCAGATTCCGCAACGGGTTTAGGTGCGAGCGGAGCGGTGCAATGCCCGGGTCGTAGACTTCCGTCTGACTATCCTGATTCGCGAATTGGTTCATGATGTCGCTCCTATGTGAAGCTGTGCCACAAGCAAGCAGGATTCAAGCAACGAAAAACCCCGACAAGCGGGAGGATCGCCTGTCGGGGTCGGGATGCGTGGGGATCTCATCCCCTGTCGGTATGCACGTCGCGCTTCAATTCATTGTCCTGCCCGTCACCAAGTCAACATTCTATCCTCACCCCGGACAACCTGCTCAACGTACCCGCTGTCCTGCGGCAAGTCGCCCCACGCGGAGCCTGCCAATCTCGCAAACGCCCCCGCCAGACAATCGACTTGATCGTCCTTTGCGCCGTCCGGGAACGATTCGCATTCCGACAGGAAAGCTTCGGTCCAGTCGGCTTGCACCACCATCACGTTCCCAACCTCCACCTGGGGCGATACAACTTCCGCCCGTGCCAACTTGCTCGCCCGTGGCACCGGATCAAAACGGAGCCCGAGTTCCGGGAGTGTCGTGAGGTAATCGTTCGCCTCCACTTTGCCGGCCTGTCCCGGGTCGTGTTGTAGCCATTGCTCCACGTTCGGCCCGTCCGCCATGGTCGTGTTGCGGATCGCGGCCTTCACGTCTCCAGGCGTGCCTTGGAACCTGACGACGTGCGTCACGTAGTAGCGCCGGTCCATCCCGACCCCCATCCTCAGGCCCACGGTCCAGTCTGGATTCGGGTTCTTCGATGTCGGCTTCGTTGCGGCTCGATCCCAGTACCGGATGACTCGCGTAAGGCTCTGTGGTGCGGTCGGCACCATCGGGAACCATTCCCTTCGGAATACCTTACCGCTCTCGCTCCGCACCTTCCAATCGCCAAGCTCCAACCGTTTGCGAAGCACCAACGACAACGAACGCATCTTCGCGAGGTACGTCGGATCGCTCTGCGTCAGCTTCGGGTTGTCCGCGAGCAATGCCGGGATGAACGTGACGCTCAAGGCCCGGTGCTCCCCATAGACAGCCTCGGCCTTTGCCCTGGTCGCGAACCACACCAAGTCATCCCCATCTCGAACCATCCATCGAACTTTCCCTGCCTTTGCCGGTTCAGCGAACTGCCCGTCTTCATCCAGCCACCAGCGCACGAATTTCTTGACCCATGAATCCGCGTCCGGATTTGTCGTGGCCCTGATTCGCCCCGGGATGCCTGACGTACTGCGCGACCGGCCCAGCATGTTCAGGAACTGGTCCCGGTCGAAGTGCGTCAATTCGTCAAACCCCATGCAAGGAATCTGCGCCCCTTGCATTGCGGTCTCGGCGGCGTCGTCCTCCAAATGTCGGAACCCAACCCTGAACCCGTTCTTCCATCGCCACTCGCCTTTCCCGGGAAACGGATACCCTCCCGCCGTTGGGTACAGTTTGCACGCACTCGACCACAACCCGCCCGCCACCCAAATCTGCGCCCCGATACGCCGGAAGATGAGGCTCTCAAAGTCCGTCTCGCGCACGTTCCTCAGCGGGTCCATCAGGAGCGCGAACGTTTTTCCTCCGCCTCCACCCCCGCCATAAATCACGATGTCGGCTGGCGATTCGAGGAAGTTGGTTTGCGGTCCTGAGTTGGCTGCGATGCGTTGAGCCATTACTTCGTGAATCGTTTCCGGAGAGTTAGGAACGCATTTGCTGCGCAGATTGGCACTTGCCCGTTGCCAATGGCTTTGAGTCTTCCGACTCGATTCGGAACGCCATTTGCCACGCGGCCCACGTCGATGCCGGCATGGGTTCCATGGATGTCCAACCCAGCGGCCAGCCCATCAACCATTCGACCCATGTGGGGTTCAGCTTCCCACCAGCCTTGGCTTGGTTCGCCTCCCGCTCGATCGTGTAGTCCAGCCGGTCGTCGGAGTTCGCCCTGTTGTGCCCCGGCGACCAGCCCTTGTGCTGGGTGGCTGTTGGGGTTGACCATGCCGCGACGTAATCCCGGAGATTCCTGCACCCCCCGCCATGACCGGGTGACTTGCCCTCTCTGATTTGCTGAACTCGACTTGCTACCGGACCCATCAAGGCGTCCATCCGCACAGGCGTGGGCCAGAATCCAGATGCGTTCCCTTCGGTGCGGTGCTCCAACGTCGTCCGCACCCAACACGAGCCACTCCGCATCGTACCCGACCGAGGCCAGGTCTCCGAGTACACGTCCAAGCCCGCGAGAAGTGAGCATTGGGGAGTTTTCCACGAAGACGAATCGCGGTCCCACTTCGCGAACCACCCGGAACATTTCGCCCCAGAGTCCGCTGCGCTCGCCGTCGATGCCTGCGCCTTTGCCGGCGCAACTGATGTCCTGGCACGGGAATCCGCCAGAGATGACATCCACGAGGCCAGCCCAGGGCCGTCCGTCGAAGGTTCTGATGTCGTTCCAGATTGGGAACGGCGGGAGCGTGCCGTCGTCTTGGCGGGAGATGATGACGCCGGCTGCGTAGGTGTCGAACTCGACGGCGCAGACGGTTCGCCAGCCGAGCAGGTGCCCCCCGAGAATTCCGCCACCAGCGCCCGCGAAAAGTGCCAGCTCATTCATTCGATCCTTTGTTTCCACAGTACGGCTCGAACTCCGTGGGAAGGACGCAATTCCCCGGTGCATCGCGGAACATCGGCCCAATCTGGTAGGGGCGGTATCCGGCCAGTCCGCACCCAATGGCCACGACGTGGAATTGCATGTCGGGATTGCTGCGAGCGTAGTGGATGAATTGGTCAACGTGCTTCTCGATCTCGGGCAGCGTCATGGATTCGATGTTCCGATCCTTTGTCGGGATTGCGTAGGCGTTGCCGGTCGGTCCAAACCCTACCCCCATCTTCGCGCCCCAGTTGAGTTTCGCTTCCCGCGCCGATCCTGCCCCGTGGATACCGGCAAGGTTGCTGCCAAACACGAACACCTTTTTCACGCGACGCTCCTTTTGACGGTTCCGGCCGTGTCGGCTTCGTAGTGCTGTTGGGTCTTGTCCGGTTCGCCCGGCAGTTTCAACTCCACGATGGCCGTCGATTGCAGGTGCATCGAACCATTCGCAAACCGGATCTTACGGTTTCGCCACTCGGCCGCAGCCGTCTCCGCCCCTACCCGCGTCACGGCCAGAGATTCCACCGTCCAACAATGGGACCCCACGGGCCGCACCATCACGGCAAACGTGCTTCGTTCCTCGCTCACTTCGTTTCCTTTCGTTCCTTGTGCGGTTTGAACTTCACGCGACCGAGAGCCCTTGCGTCAAGGCGTTTTACTGCTGCTCGTGCTGCCCTCCTCAAGTCCGCCATCGGGCCGGTGTCGTGCGATTTCTTGGCCTTCGGTTCCGGTTCCGGTTCCTGTGTGATCTTTTCCAGTCGTCCCACAACATCCGCCAGTTCTCGTCGCCGTGCTTCGATCTCGTTCATCTCGCTTCCGTAGTTCACGATGCGCGTTTTCAGTTCCTCCTTCAGGACCTTGAGCTGTTCCAGTGTTTCGTTCACGGCACGTAGACGATCAGGGCAACCCGTGGGTTTGTCGGGATGCTCAACAACGCTGGCGTGCTGAACACCGCAACGTCCACGTCCCATTCGTCGCAATCGTCGCGCCCGGGATCTCCAGGCGTTGCAGGAAGCTCGCCCTCTCCATCGTCCAGGCCCCGTCAGCCTTTCGCGTGATGGTCGTACGGGTGCATCCGGCTCCCAACACGCACAGAATCGCAATCAATGTCGTTCTCATGGTTTCCTGTTCTTGTTTCGTTCGTACGCCAGTTTGCCCGCGATAATCGCAACCAGAACCAGCGTCCCGATCAGTACCATCCATTCCGCCGTCATGTCACGCATTCATTTACCTTTTGTTGTGTTCGTTTTCGTTCCGTCCGGGGCCAATGGCGTCTTGCTCGGTGCTGCCTTTCGGCGATTCGTGTTCATGCCTTGTCCTTTCTCGGCCCCCGCTTCCTCCCCTTCGGCCACCCTCCCTTGCGTCCGTTCTTGCGGGAGGACTTGGCCTTTGCTTCAGACTTCACCTTGCCGCCGAGACGGCCGAGGTCCTGGGCGGCTGGGTTCATTTGGACTTCTCCACAGCCTCGGCAATGTAGTCGGACCAGATGGCGTCGGCGATTTCGTCGGTGTCCTCCCACCCAGCATCCTTCAGAATCTTCATCATCGCTTCCGCTTCGGCATCCGTGGTTTCCGATCCCATCCGGTCGAGGAGATCGCGTGTCGACATCGTTTCGATTTTCATTGTGTTCTTTCCCGGGCGTGTAACCACCCGCCACAACCCCCGCGTGGTGGCTGGGACGGAGGGTTAGGCGATGCGAGACATATGCCGGCTCTGGGCTTCCGCCAGAGCCTCCCGGCGTGCATCTTCGATCTTGGAGATCGAGGACCGAATGCAGGCGTGCTCAGCCAGTTCACCGACCATCGCAAACACGCCATCGGTCAGTGCAATTCCCGCTTTCACAGCCGCGACCTTGGCGTCGTAGGCCGCATGAATAGCATCCTTCTCGGATCGGCACAGGTTGTCGGACTCGGTCAGGCTCATCTTCGTCGTGTTCGTTTTCATGGGTTCAACATACCTAACCGTTTAGGTATTGCAACAAAAAGAAAAGCGCGGAGGACGTTTCTCGTCGCATCCGCGCTAGGTTGAACGGGTTACGAAGTGCGATTTTTACGCTAGCACCCGTCGCGCACCCCAGAGGCCGAGCATCGCGCACCCCATCATGCCGACGACTCCACCAGCGTCGGGCACTTGCGGAGGAACAATGGGCGTCTGGTTGTCGTACCGAAACAGCCACGCGCCTTCGTTCGGCTGATAGGTCGCCTCGGTGCCGTCAAATCCCACTGGACCGGACGGGGTCAAAACAAAGCTGTCGTTTACCGTTTGGCTGTAGGTTTGCCAGAGAACGTCAATGTTGACGCCGGCAATCCCGAGGTAGCTCCTGACATCGGCGAGCGATTGCTCCAAGCCTGTGCCCGTGATCCCGAAGTAAACCTCCCGCGCCTGCCCTGGGTTTGGCTGGCTCACGTAAAACTCCAACGTGGAATAATCGTTGCGGATCACGTTGAGGATGTTCGCGTGCGCGGTTAGAGCCGCAAGAAGTGTCGTGATTGTTGCCAATGTCTTTTTCATGTTGTGTCCTAGAATACTTCGTCCCTTTTTCTTTTCTCTGACAGTTTACCCATCGCTTCCCGATGTTCCTTCGTGTTCCTCGCGGCCTCCTGCTCGGCTCCGCACCGGCAGCACTCAAGCTCCCCCATCCCCGGCCCCACGAGTAGCCCATCCCATTCCGCGCACCAATGCCACCCTGACGCAACCTCGCGCTCCGTCAATTGCGCGTCGTCGTCGTCCATTAACCAGGTCCATCGCGTGCGCGTCATGTCATGTCCCTTCCGAAATCTGCGCCCGTTCCTTCGGCTCGTCGAACGTCAAAGCCTCCAGGCGTTGCTCCCTGGTGGCCGTCGCGGCTCCTCCCTCAAAT